CTAATACATCAGTTCCTGCATTTTTAGTTGTTGTAAATGTTATTGTAATATAACTGCTACTAGTATTTAATGTGTAATTATCTTCTTCTTCTCTTAATCCATTTACATATACTTCAACTAAAGAATAATTGCTATTATATAAATTAGTTGGAAGATCTGTTACAACATTTTGTGAAGATGATGCCATTGTTATATCACTTTGGAATTGCTGAATAATAGCATCATAATAATCATCATATCCTTTTACTGCAGTAAAATAAGGGCATACTGCTTGACCTCTTGTATCTACTACTTGAGATACACTTGATGCATTTGGTTGTACTATTGCATATCCAAGCATTAACTCCCATACTGAATCATTTTGAGTTAAATCACTAATTGTTGGAACGCTTGATATTGCATCTCCAACTACTAATTCAATATATCTTCCTGAAGCAGTTTGAACATTGTTATATTGTAGCTTAATTGGATAATAATAAGGAGTTGATCCTGTTGGAGCAGTTAATCCACTTAAATTAACAATTGCATTATTAACATATCCTTTTCCTTTAATAGTTGCCTTACCTACTGCAACATTAACTGATAGTCCTGTTCCTACTGATGCTTCTAATCCACCTTTTAATACACCTGTTTCACATACAATACTAAACCAATCACTTATATCATCAGCATTGTAGTTTCTATCATAACCTGTTTCAAATGATTCATCAGGTAAAGCATTGAAAAACAAACTTTTTTGAGCCATATACTATCCTCCTAACTAACTAACTTTAATTTCTTAACTTGTGCTTCTATTTGAGATTTTAAATAGCCTTCAACATCTTTAAAATTCGATTTAAGCCATTCTTCTACCTTAAGAGGCATATTTGCCTTAATCTTGCTTAAACACTTCTCTATGGCTATTTTTTGAGCCTCATAATCGAATATATTATTTTTCTTTAATTCATCAACATATGTTTGTTGAATATCTAATACTGAATTTATAATTATTTCATTTAAAGAATTCATTATTTGTTTTAATTCATCATTTTTAATAAAGCGATTGATCAGATATGTAAAGAAAATACCTAATCCACTAATAATAATCCCTAATACTCCAATTATTATTTGAGTTCCAATTTGATTCCAATCCATTTATTTCATCCTTTCTTCTAAATGTTTAATTTTCTGATCATGAATAAGTATTTGTTTAGCATTTTCATCTATTTCTTTTCCGTGTTCTTTTACTCTCCCTGAAAGATTCTCATTCTCGGCATTCAATCTATCGATGCTATCATTCAACTTTACGATTGATCTATTTAAATTTATTATTGGCTTTATTATTATTACAACAATACTAGATGCAAGTCCTAATAAAACTACAATTGCTGCTATAAGCAGTCCCATAAATTGATTACTATCCATACGCATATACCTCTAAATTAATTATATCACAATAATTTCCAATTTTTAACAATAATTTTTATTTTAATAAAAAAAGCCACATTTTATTGTGGCTTGATAAAAATTTGTACCCAATATGTTCCTTTAGATCCACCATCAACATAACCTACACCAAGTTCAGTATAGTTTTTGTTAAGGATGTTAGCACGATGCCCTGATGAATTCATCCAATCATTCATTACTTGTTCGGATGTTTTTTGCCCTGCTGCAATGTTTTCTCCTGCATAACTATATTTCACTCCAAAATGTTGAAGCATTTCAAATGGTGATCCATAAGTAGGAGATTCGTGAGAGAAATAATTTTTCTCTTTCATATCAAATGCTTTTTCCATTGCAACTCCATTTAATGTATGATTCAACACTAATGGATTCAAACCTTGCTTTTTTCTTTCATCATTTACAAGATTTAGGATTTCGGTCATTTGAGATACTTCACCACGATCAGTAACATTGTTGTTGCTCTCCTCAATTGTATCAGTAGATGAATGATTATTTGTTGTTTGTCCATGATCTCCATCAGGTAAATCAACTTCATCATAAGGATGGATTAAATCCAAGTCTTTAAACAACTTTTGATTCAAATCTTTCAAATCCTTAAAATTGATATGATAACGCTTGGCGATATGCCAAATTGTATCTCCTGATCTGACATCACAATGAGATGCAAATGCAGAAGATGAAAATCCAATGGCTAAAAGTAACATTGAAACAAATACGGTTATAATCTTCATAATTATATAATGACACGCTTTGTCATCATTTATTCATTTTTAATCTTCTACTACGAAATCTTGAAAAACTGTCCAAGAGGTAGTGCTAGTATAATTCGTATTTGTTTGAGTATTTGCACCAGCATATCTATATTGAGTGTTATTGCCATTAGGGTCTGCAACTGCTATACCTATAATATATGTGCCACCAATATAACCGTTAGCAATTAAAACTTTAGAATATGAGTTATAACCTGCTGCGTTAATTGCTGTTCTCACTTGCTGAATAGTAGTGTAACTAGTTGGTGTAGTATTTTTTAATTGAAATGCTATAGTAGCGTATGTGCTACTATTTTTACCTATTATAATATTATGAATATATTTAGTAGTTCCTCCCCCACCACTAACATTAACATTTCCGTTAGCATCAGGAGTGGTATTATTAACACTTCTTACAAATGTTGATTTACATTTATTCCATAGTTTTTGAACACCTGAATCATCTAGATATTTTGCCATAAGTATCACCTACACTAAAATTTCATCTAGTTCAGCACTTGTAATTGCTTCTACTACAGGAATTGTTGGAGTATCTAATAAATCGTTATAACTACCTGTTTTAGAAATTTTATGTAAATTAATAACCTCAACACCTGATGCTTTATTCATAGTTTCAGCAGCAGCAGTAGCCTGTGATGTTGTATTTGTAGTGTTGATTGTTTTTAATGAAGATGCTTCCATAAAAGTTCTAGATTTTGAAGCAGTAAGTTTTCTTGTAGTTGCATCATAACTAATTGAAGTAACTGCATTTCCTGATCCTGTATTGTTTACTGATGTTGCTCCTGTATCAGTGTCACTAAAAGTAATAGTTGTATCATCTTGTTTAGTTATAGTTAATGTACTACCACTTACTGAAGCATTTTTTATATAGGTAGTAGGAATAGATTGTTGTAAAACATATGCTCCACCTGTAGTAAATTTTGTTGTTCCATTTTGAGTAGGTGTTGCACTATCTCCTGTATTGACTACACTTCCTAATCCGACTTGTGCTTTTGTTACACTATGTGGATTAGATGTATTTCCTGTATGAGAATCTAAATCACTTCTTATTCCTGCACCTAGTCCACCATCATATGCAGTACCTGTTGTAGTACCTATTGCGATTGTTTCGCTAATTACAACAAAAGTAGTGCCTCCCCATCTATATGTTTTATTAGATGGTAAATCAACATATATTTTACCTGCTTCACCTGTTATTTCAGTAGTATGTGCTGAATCGGAATAAAATTTATTTTGATAATAATAACCTTCAATAACATCATCAACAAATGCAGGTAATTGAGTAGATGGTACTTTTCCATCAGCACCTAATGATGCTACACCATTTGCCACACCTTTTGTGCTATTCTTAACATAAGTTGATGAAATAATTGCTCCATCACCATCTTGAGTAGCCTTTACTGCTTCTAATGCTTTACCATTGCCATCAAAATAACCTTCAATTGTTGTTACTCTTGCACCTACTGCATTTGCTTTACTTGTTGCATCATTTGCTGCTGCAGTTTGTACTGCTAAATCTCTTTCTTTAACTTTTGCCCATACGGTTGCTAAACCTGTATCATCTAAATATTTTGCCATGATCTGTTCTCCTTTTTTTAATCTAATATTGAATTTATATCTACACTATCCATTGGTGCTAATCCCAATTGAGAAAATGTTTTATTACCATTTAATTCATTGCCTTCAATTTGAGGCTTATTTACCAATTCATTATAATCTCCTGTACCTGCGGGAAGGTTTGATAACTTCATTTTCTTTGTTTCGTTATTAACTACTACAGGAATATATCCATCATCAACACTTGTTACTTCATCTAATTCACTAATCTTACGATTTGGAGTTTGAACAATGTTAGATTCTTCAGTTGCTAAAGCAATGTTTTGTTCAGTTGCTAATCTTAATGAATTTTCACTTAAAATAAATCCTGTTTCTTGTTGTTCTTCAGCATCTTGAGTTTGATATTCAGCTTCTTCACCATAACCATTTTCATCTTGCTTAAATGTATATTTGATTACTCTTGCAGGTGCTTCATATCCAAAATGTTCATCTCTAACTAATAACAAATCACCAATAAAGAATGAATTATCTTCATTTTCCACACTAAAATGATATTGAGAATTTTGAAGATCTATTTCTCCATTAAATTCTTTTGCAATAATTTGTTCCGATAACGCATTCTTACCTTCTTGTCTTTGCCAAGATTTATATGTACTGCTTGAAGGCGATACTTCTTGCTCATTGCCATTTGCATCAGTATATTTAGTTGAAATGTTACTTGCTAAAAGCATTTCATATCGATCTATATTTTGTTTTCCTGTATCATAATCTTGAACATAATCAACATCTTGATTGTTTTCATTAAATGTTGAAACAACTCGACAAAATGTTTTATGTTCTTCACTATTTTCAAAATAATCACTAGTAATCAAGTTATCCATTGATTGACTAAAGATTATATTTTCTGATCTATCAGTTCCTTGAATGGCTTGAATATAAAGTTGTTCATTTTCATATGTCATATAACAACCACATTTGTTTGCCTTTAATAATGCTTGGACAAACAACCACAAATCTCCTCTTGCAGCTTGTGTTTGGTCGATTGTAATGCTAAATGATGGCATTCTTACATTTAAACCTTGTATTTTTCTATAAGATAATGCATTTAATCCTAAATTTTTAAGCATTAAATTATAAAATGCAGTTGCTAGATCTGTTTCAACTGATGTAGGTTGTAATATAATTCTTTGGCTAATAAGCCATTTAGCCTCATATCCTTTTACATCAATCATTCTTGCACCTTCGCTATTAAATGAATAATCAACTGATTTTATTACCCATATGTAAGGTTGATTAGGAATCTTGATGTAATTTCCCATTTTTAATGCACTAATATTGCTATCAGTTGCAGGTGCATATACTTCAAACTCTCCAATTTCATAAAAAGAAAGTTCAAACCAACATTGAGAAGGCTCAACAACTGCAAATGATTTTAAATTATATTTACCTATTACTTCTACATAAGGAATCATTCATATCTCCTCCTATATGTGATAGTGAAATAAACATTATCACTAGGAATTACTTGACCATTGGAGAATGTTCCTATATTGAATGTATTTTCTCCTGTTTCTAATTGAAGCCAATCAGTTCCATTAAATTTTAAATAACTTAATATTGGAACACCATTATATGTTGTTGATCCATTTATTTTTATGTACTTTTGACCTCTTATTGTATTAATTTCAACTTCATCATTTTGCTGAAGAGTTAAATTTAAATACATATACCATCCATATTGTTCACCTGTAGAACAAACGATGCAAGGATTGACTATTTCATCTAGTGCAGTAATTAATATATTCATTC